TACAAAGCAATTAACAGAGTTTCAAACAGACTGAATGACATGTCTGAAAAGTTGGATTTTGTCATGCAGATGCTTAATACAGAATCTAATCGCAAGATTCTAATTAATGGTGATGGGATTGATGGTCTGGCTGAACTTGTATCAACACATGATTCGGCACTTGATGAACTGGCTACATTAGTTGCGACAATTGGAGGTGAGAATAATGGTTAAATTTTTCGAAGAACGAGTAATCAATGGGCTGAAAAAATGGACAGATGTTCCTGAGCTGTGGAATAAGAAGGTAATTGAAAGACTTCAAAAGGATGGCTACGTACTGAATGAAGATGGGACAGTGGAAAGAGCAAGTTTACCACAGTAAACGCAATATGTGCAGGCAAAATTTAGGAGGGTTTTCGTATGACAAATAATCAAAAAGTAGTTCTTAGGAAGATTATTTACGCAGTTGAAACCGGTGGACAGGTTTATGGACAGCAGGATTATTCGGACTTTACGGAAGCCTACACCAATTCTTCTGAAGAACACGCAATTACAATCGGGGCAGGTCAGTGGTACGGAATCGAAGCAAAAACACTTCTGGAACGAATTTACGATGCTGACCCGGAACAGTGGGAGAAGATAGACAAGGTCAGACTTTTGGAGCAGGTCCAGACCGCAAACTGGGAATGTTTTAATATTTCCAGGGTATCACAGCTCGCAGATGCTATAGTTGCTCTTATTTCGTCCGATTTAGGCGTTAAATGCCAAGATAGCCTTATGGATGAACAATTAGTCACTTATGCAGATGAAGCCCTTAAACAGGGCGTTACTGACGCCAGAGCGCAAGCTATGTGTGTGAACTTTAGGCACCAAGGTGGGCAGGGAGCAGTAACGAGGATTCTGGCAAAGGCTCAGAAGCCATATACGCTCGATAATCTCTATGCAGCTTGTCAGGCCGATACAGGAAACCAAGTCGGGGCATATAAGAGCCGGCAGAGATTTGTTTACGATGCATTAAAGACATATTTTCCAGAAAGTGAGGAAACAGGTATGAACGTAATTGACAAATTAATCCAGATCGCAAAGAACGAAATCGGATATCTCGAAAAGGCAAGCAATAGTCAGCTTGATAGTAAGACGGCAAATGCCGGAGAAAATAATTATACAAAATACTGGCGAGATATTAAGCCGGATTATCAGGGACAGCCGTGGTGCGCAGCGTTTATTTCATGGTGTATGATGAAAGCATTTGGCTTAGACACAGCGAAGAAACTCTTGAAGCACTGGCCATACGTTTACTGTCCGACAATGGCGGATTTGTTCACTTTAAATAGCAATCCAAAGGTTGGAGATATTGTTATTTTTTATCGAAATGGCACATTTACACACACCGGAATCGTAATAAAAGTGTCAGGAGATCGGTTCTGGACAGTTGAGGGAAACACTTCTGGCGGCTCTACAATTATCGCAAATGGTGGTGGAGTATGCCAGAAAAGCTACTACAACAGCAACCTCCCGGGAACAAAATTCTGCACTCCAAACTACAGTTTAGTTAAAGATACAACGCCAGTTTCAGACTCAGATACAGTCAAAAAGCAGAACACCAGAGCTTACATTGCGCAGATTAAAAAAGACACAAAATGCTATACAAAATCAAACAAAAATAGCCCATCTAAACTGTTTCCAAAGCTGAAAAAAGGTGCAGTTGTAGAGGTAATGAAATACACCGAAACAGACAGTTCCGGGCTAAAATGGTACTTCGTCAGAATCCCGTACCCGAATGATGATGGGTTCGTATTTGAGTTTGTCCCGAAGGGCGTATTTACCAGAATTTCAAAAATTTATAAATAAAAGCTCCCGGGGATAGTACCCCGGGAATCATGCTTCTTATAACATATTGTATCATTTCGTTTTGTAAATCCTATTAGTTCGTTGGACACACGTTAGTCACAAACAAAAAAATTATTTCCTAATTGAATATCCTCTAAAGTACTGTATTTAAAGGACTTTCTGACATTTGCATAGTTCTAATTAATGCCCTAATTGAATACAATTAGAATAATGAAAATGAAATGAGTGAATTCCTTGTAAAATCGCTGAGAATGTTGATTTTACAAGGGTTTCACGCGTTTTTATGTTCTGAATTGTGATGAATAAAATTGATAAAATAAGATTCCGTTAGTCACAGTTAGTCACAAATGGGACTTTTATTTTCTCAATCTCTGTTCGGAGTTCTTCCAATGTCCGGTGACCGTAAACGGCGTTTGTAACATCACCGCCGAATGAATGACCGAGCATTCTCTTACGATCGTTCTCCCTGACTCCATATTTTTCACACAGGGCAGAAAATGTATGCCGGCAGTCATGCGGAGTGTGCTTCGGATCACCGACTATTCCTAAACGTTCCAGTGTAGGATAGAACAACGCTTTTCTGTGATGCTGCTGAGTATACACGCATAATTTTCCATCTTGTGTCAGCACTTTCTGTTCGACAAAATGGTATATAGCGGGATGTATTGGGACAATTCTGTTTTTACCGGCTTTTGTTTTGATGCCGCCTTGAAAGTATCCTTCTTCTAAGTTGGTTGTAAGTTTTAACACTTCACCGATTCTCCAGCCGGAGTAACACATAATAAGAATGAGCTGCACTTCTGGATCGTTGGCATTATTCCATAGCACTTGCATCTCCTGATCAGAAAATGGTGTTCCATGTTCGGTGTCATTATCAGCATTGACATGGACATATAACGCCTTGTTTTCCGTTACAATTTCTGAGTAAACAGCATATTTATACATCTGCTTGAACAGTGTAAGAATTGCCATGAGGCTCTGACGCTTTAACGGGCAGCCATCAATGACTTTTTGCAGATCAGGTGCTTTTAAATCCTCGAATACACGATTATACAGAGCCGTGCAGTTTGAGTAAGCGGTCTGGTAAGCTATCTTTGAACTATAAGAAAGTTTTGAACCCTCTGGAAACTTCCATGCGTAAAACTTCTCATATACCTCTGAGAACGTCAATTTCTTGATTTCCGGGTGTTTATCCTCGACACCCTTGATTGTATTGTAGTCAGCAATCAAACGAGTAATTAGGGTATCTACGTCCGTTGCAGGTGATATCTCAAGATCCCGTTCCATCCCTGACTGATATGTTCCTGCCTTGTATGCGGTCAGTACAGTAAATCCTTTAATCCAGTCATCTACATAGCAGATTGCAGGCGGGCGGACGGGCTTTCCAGTCTTTTCATCCAGTACTGCCGGAGGATGGACCGCAAATGGATTCCTGCGGTTGCCGCCCAGGTATCGTATTGTTCCGAAACTGTTGGGGAGCTTCGGGTATTTCTTTCTTTTCTTCGCCATTTTTATTCCCTCTTTCTGTAGCTGTATTTAGGTATAAAAATAACAGCCGAACAAATTTTCTGTCTTGCTCGACTGCTCCGAAGATGATACAATATGTTTTGCCAGAATATTACATTTCTTCGGAGATGTATAAATGCCACCTCGGTACGCCAATGCCGGGGTGGTTTTTTATTAATTATGCGATTTCCAATTGACTCTCATTACAATTCCTACAATCCAATAAATTCCACCAGTGAAGATTCCTAAAATGAAAATCCAAAACCAACTTAAATACCATGGCATTTTCCGTCTTATATACGGCGTACCTGAACTTGCCGCTGAGGACGCAGAGGAAGATGCGGAATTGTTAATGATGATGTCTCTGTTGTTAGAAACCAACTGCTCTACTTGTTTTCCGCACTTAGGACACACTATGCAGTCGTCGTCAATAAGTTCTCCGCAGTGCTTACAATATTTTTTCTTTTCATCCATGATAAACACCCTCCTGATATGTTTTCGACACGTTTCGCACTTTTCATGCGGATTATGTATTTTGTACCGCTGATTTTGCAATATTATGTAAAGTACGGTTATTCGTGGTATTTTTATTTTATCATTTTAAGAGCATATTGTAAAGATTTAAGACGAAATAGAGTGATTTAGATGAAAAAGAAATGTTTTTTTCTATAAAATAGTGAGAGTTCATGTATATCATTGGCAGTTGCCAAGAGTCGGAATAGGTGGTATAATAGCAAAAGAGAACTAATGTTCGGTTCTATTTCCCGCAAGCCGAACATATACTGTAGTGTAGGCGGTAGTTGTACAGGGAGGGTTATTTATGGATTATAAGAAAGAGATTATTGAGATGATAGAGAATACTGAAAATGAGGGCAAGTTAAAATTTGTCTATACAATTCTTATCAAATATCTAAAATCAAAGAAGCAAGGGGATTAACCCTTGCTCTTTTTGTTTAGCGATGAAACTATTTGTTTTATTGCTTTCTTATCTTCTTTATCGAGTGCTTTGTATTCCTCGATAAAATCTAAGATGTCAGGTTCTGACATAAGATTTCCAATTATGATTGCATAATCGTCATCGCTTTTAGAACCCATGAGGTATGTCGGTGTTACTTCCAGAACGCCACATAGAAGTTCAATAGTGTCCATGTCTGGCTTGCATTTATCTTTTTCCCAGTCACTAATTGAATTATGCTTTGCATTGATTTTTTCTGCAAGTTGCTTCTGAGTCAGCTTCTTTGCCGTTCTGGCTTGCTTGATTTTCTCGCCAAATGTCATTATCGGTTCCTCCTTTCATGATTAATAATAATATATAAATTTCGAACTGTCAATAAAATAATTTCGATTTTCTCGAAATTTCTTCTTGACATTCGGATATTTCGAAGTTATACTGTAATTGTTCGATGAGAACGAAATTCAAACAGAAAGGAGAAATGAAAATGTGCGTTGGTAAAAAAATTAAATCATACCTTGAGAACAACGGCATAACACAGACATTTGTCGCCAATAAAACTGGCATTCCTGTTCAGAAACTCAATCTTTCTCTCAATGGAAATCGCAGATTAGATTTCGATGAATACGAATTAATTTGCGGGGCGTTATCTGTTGGGACTGACAAGTTTCTTGAACCGAAAATTCCAGAGCAGAAAGGAGTATAAATGAACGAATTACAGATTTTTAATTCAGAAGAGTTCGGGGACATCCGAACAGCAGAAATTGACGGGAAACCGTATTTTGTTGGAGCTGACGTTGCGAAAGCTCTTGGCTACAAGGACACGGTTAATGCACTTAAACAGCATTGCCGTGGGGTGGTAAAACACCACCTCACAGATTCTCTCGGCAGGAATCAGGAAGCGAGTTTCATAACAGAGGGAGATTTGTACCGCTTGATTATGAAATCGAAACTTCCATCGGCAGAGAAATTTGAATCATGGGTTATGGATGAAGTTCTTCCGACGATCAGAAAGACAGGCTCATACCAGAAGCCACTGACGACAGTTGAACAGATACAGGTTATTGCGACAGGGTTCTTAGATCACGAAGAACGGCTTAACAGACTTGAAAACACCATGACTATTGACTACGCGCAGCAGGAATCTATTAGAGACTTAGTATCAAGTGTCGTAATTGCTCACCTTGGTGGGAAAGAGTCAAATGCTTACAAGGAAATTGGTAAGAAAGTATTTGCTGAATGCAACAGGGATATAAAGACTTACTTCGCAGTAAATGCCCGTAATAACATCCCTAAGCTGAGATTTGAAGAATCTATGGAATATGTCAGAAATTGGCATCCATGCACCAATACAGTAATGATGATACGTGACTGTAACGCTCAAATGAGTATCAGTTAGAAAAGAGGTTTATATGAGTGCAATTGATAATTAT